ATCTCCTCCGACTGTTTATGAAAATAAACAATCAACCAAACCTACTGGTTTGGATACCACCCAAGTTTTGTGAAGACAGACTTGGGACGTCCAGAACGCTGAAAATGGTCGACTTGCTCGAAGGGTTTATCCCCTCGTTTAAGCGCCCATTTCAGAAGGGCATCATACCCGTCAATTGAATTGACAGGTATACGATAGTCCACAGCATATCCCTTAACCAGGGGGATTTGCAATGCACTGTCAAACCGCTCACAATCAAGTCGTGAGTGGCTTAGACGGCCCAACACCGGCGAGGACTCGAGGACATATGGAAAGTAATTCAATACATCCATAATCCTGGAGTCAAGCCATTTAACCGTGTCAAACCAGCCAGCTTTAAAAAGCTGGTTGCGTAATGACACGAGGGAAATGACTTCCGGTGCATCCTGCCGTTGTGTAGGGAACATACGCCTGACCTTGACAATACTAACGTCATGGCCATCGTAATATTCCTTACCGCAAGACTCACGGAACTTACCGTTCCAGAAAGACTTGCCCTCATTCACTCGAAAACCGAAATTTTCGAGCTTTGAGACAACGGTATGTGCATATTCTACAGGGACGACAATGTCGTCTCCGTAGACGCGTACCCTTCCCACAAAGGACTGTATGTCCTTGCGGGTAAGAGATGTCCTGAGCTGCTCTTGTATCCCGAGGAAGATGACGGTCAAAAAGACCATCGCTTCAACCGGGAAACAGAGGGCTGAACCCATAGACGCGAACTTGGAGAGGGATATGACATCCCCTCCAGGTAGGAGCGCCTTTTCGCTTCTGCAAGCCATGACAGCATCGTGTAAATGACGATGTCTGGAAAGCATTAGCGAAACGGTCTCATGAGAGACCCTGTCGGAAGCTTCACTCAGATCGAGTGTCGCTAGTTCGCCTTTCGACGAACCCTCTTTGGCCAGACGTTGGTTAGGCGTCTGATCATCAAGGCCGATGAAGTCGTTAAGGAAAGAATCCTTAACGGCTTCCTGGAACAGTCGCAAAATCGCCTGCTGCGAGTATTGCATCGCAGTAGGTTCACTTGCGATTATTCTAGGGGTCTTCATCGTCTTAGGAACTGAGATAACCCTCACGGGCCTCTCAGCTCCAGGTTCGAGGAAGTCAACCTTGTCTAGCTCCTCCCAATAGGAGTAGCTAGGTAGAACCATTTCCACGAAAGGGAAATAGTTCT